ACCCTATGCATCGCGTCCGTGCCGGTCGGCTCGCCCCGCGGGCGTTGATCGAATGCGACATCGAATACTACCTTATCGCTCGCGCGAAGGCACTGGGAGGCGAAGTGCGCAAGGTGCGGTGGGTTGGACGCAACGGCGCCCCCGATCGCCTCGTGATGTTGCCGCACCGCGCCGCTATCTGGATCGAGGTTAAGGCCCCCGGCGAGAAGGCCAAGCCACACCAGGCCCGCGAGCATGCGCGCATGCGTTGCCTCGGCCAGCGCGTCGAGATCGTCGATAGCTTCGACCAAGTGGACGAGGTTCTGAGATGAGCCAGCCGCTTTCCGACACCCCCGAATTCGCCGCGGCCGTGGCGCAGCGCAGGGAAACCGCTGGCTGCTTCCCTGCGCTGCGCGTCTTTCTCGCGTGCTACACGCTTGAACTGCGGCGCACACTGAACCGACTGAAAGGAAACCCATGATTGAGTGCTACGTCCGTGGCGAAGTGCTCGCCGCGATCAAACTGTTTGCCGCCACGCGGGATGTTCGCTGCTACCTGAACGCTGTCTGCTTCGAGGTTGGCCCGTCCGAAATCCGCCTGATCGCCACCGACGCCAGCATGCTTGGCGTCTTCCGCATCTCGTACCCCCCGCCAGCCCTCACAGACACCGTCTTCCAGGCGATCGTCCCGCTTGACCTGCTGCGCAACGTCAAGGGTAAAGTGCCCGTGCTGGTCGCGCTTGGCGAGCCCGAAGGCGAGGACAACACCCGGCGCGTGGAAGTCACGCCCGCCGGGGGGGCAACAACCGTCGGGCGGACCATCGCCGGGCGGTACCCCGACTATCGGCGCGTCATCCCTGGCAAGGCTTCCGGTGTATTGGCGCAGTTCGACCCGCGGTACCTCGCGACGCTGGCCAAGGCGCACAGCGCCCTGCACGGCTCGAAGGCGGCACCCTACGTTGGCATCGGGCACAACGGCCTGTCCGGCGCGCTGCTGACGCTAGGTGACGAGAACTTCGTCGGCGTACTGATGCCGCTGCGCACGGATAGTTACCCCCTCGCGCAGACCGCCCCGACGTGGACGCACGACACCACGCTCGCCACCCCGGCTGGTATTGTCGACGACTTGGTGTGAGGGCGCATGGCATGGCAACCCCCGGCTCACAATGGACGGACGAGCGCTGCGCGATCCTGCGCGAGCGCTACCCGCACGAAAATACTGCGGCTATCGCGAGGTTCTTCGGCGCGACCCTGGCCGCAACTAACGGACAGGCGAGGAAAATGGGGCTCAAGAAATCCGCTGAATACCTGGCGCGGCGCCGTGCGCCCGAAGATACCAGCACGGGGGATGCCCGCACCACGACGCACGGCTACGAGACGCGGACCCACGTCAGGGGCGGAGCCATCCGCCAGCATGTGATGAGGTGATGAGGTGATGGACCATTTAGCGATCCTGCAATCGCTGGGCGCGCGCTTTCACGGCGTCTCCCTCGATTATCGCCGCGGCGGCACAGCATGGCCGGCCGCGTGGCTCGCCCGGCTGGTGGCCACCAAGAACGAGCGCGACAAGTACCGCGTCGAGCGCTTCGGCAGCACCGCGCAATCGGCTGTCGAAGCGCTGCACGATGCGGTCGCCGAACTGGACGGTGCGTGCTGATGGCGCCCCGCAAGCCCTTCGCCCCCCGCGAGTACCAGCGCATCATGATTGACGTCATGCTGGACCGTCCCCGCTGCGCCATATGGGCGGGCATGGGGCTTGGCAAGACCGTAGCCGCGCTGACCGCGCTCGACATCATCGAGCTTATCGAGCCCGGCCCGGCGCTGGTGCTCGCCCCGCTGCGCGTCGCCGCCGGCACGTGGCCGGACGAGGCGGCGAAGTGGGAGCACCTGCGCCACGTGCGTGTGTCCGCCGTGGTCGGCTCGACTGAGCGGCGCCGAGCAGCTCTGCGGGCGCCAGCCACGATCTACACCACGAACTACGAGAACATCCAGTGGCTTGTGGAGCACTTCGGCCGCGACTGGCCATTCCGCAAAATCGTAGCTGACGAAGCCACCCGGCTGAAGTCGTTTCGCTTGCGGCGCGGCGGAATGCGCGCCCGGGCGCTCGCCAAGGTCGCGCACGCGCACGCCGACCGCTTCATCGCCCTGACCGGCACCCCCAGCCCCAACGGCCTGCAGGACGTGTGGGGGCAGACATGGTTCCTTGACCGCGGGGAGCGCCTTGGCCGCAGCTTCGAGGCGTTCACGTCGCGCTGGTTCCGGTCGGTGCGCCTCGGTGCGGACCCGCACGCTATACGCCTCGATCCCCTGCCAACCGCGCAGGAGCAGATCGAGGACCGGCTGCGCGACCTCGCCCTGTCGCTCGACGCCCGCGACTGGTTCGACCTGCAGGAGCCCATTGTCAACGTAATCCGCGTCGTGCTGCCGCCCAGCGCACGGGCGCTCTACCGGGACATGGAGCGCGAGATGTTCCTGCAGCTCGCGTGCGGCGCAGAGGTCGAGGCGTTCAACGCAGCAAGCCGGACCATCAAGTGCCTGCAGCTCGCGAACGGGGCCATCTACACGGACGAGGAGTGCAGCGCGTTTTCCGAAGTGCATGACGCCAAGCTCCGCGCGCTTGAGAGCGTGATTGAAGAAGCGGCCGGCGCCCCGGTGCTGGTGGCGTACCACTTCAAGAGCGACCTCGCGCGCCTGCTGCGCGCGTTCCCGAAGGGTCGCGCGCTCGACAAGAACCCGCAGACCGTCCGCGACTGGAACGCGGGCCGGATTCCGGTCCTGTTCGCGCACCCGGCCAGCGCCGGGCACGGCCTGAACCTGCAGGACGGGGGGAACATCCTCGTGTTCTTCGGGCATTGGTGGAATCTGGAAGAAGCGCAGCAGATCGTCGAGCGCATCGGCCCGACCCGCCAGACACAAGCCGGGCACGCCCGCCCGGTATTCATCCACTACATCGTAGCCGCAGACACCGTCGACGAACTGGTCATGGCCCGCCGCGAATCGAAGCGCGAGGTCCAAGACCTGCTGCTGGAGGCGATGAAACAGAAAGGCGCTTCAAAATGACATTCACCGCGACGAAGTTCGACAGCCTATCCCCACACAGTTACGTTTACGCGCGCCAACTGTGCCCGCACGTCCTACCGTTTTCCGCTGCAACCCTCTGGCGCAAAGTGAAGGCTGGCACCTTTCCTGCGCCTGTCAAGCTGTCCGAGCGTGTGACCGCTTGGCGAGTAGAGGATGTCCGGGAGTGGCTGAAGGCACCAAACGCAGGGGCTTTAGCCGCGCCGAAAGCAGAGGTTTTCACCGCGACGAAGTTCGACCGCGAGTACCAAGGCGACGAAGACAGTGACGAGTTCATGATGGGCTCGCCGCACTTCGACATCCCGTACCCGCCAGCCCCTCGCGCGGACGCGGACACCATGCGCCAGATGCGCGACGCGCTGCAAAAGGCGTGGCTGGTGCTCAACGCGCTGCGGACCTACCGCGACGACGCCGAACTGCTGGCGCTCCTGGCGAGCCGGTGGTCAAGAACAAGGAGTAATGGCATGGGAAAAAAGCCACCGACAGGATTTGTGGCGATTTGCCAGTGTGGCGTTGTTGTCCGCGCACTGGATTACGGGCGCGTCGACCGCGAGACTGCCGGGCATATGCTTCACCGCTGGCTGGATAATGGCTTGACGGTGGAGCCGCGATTCGCTAACACTTGGCGGGTGACTGTCGAAGCGTGCCGGTGCGATCCGGATGGAAAGAATCCGAATGGAGGACACGAATGACCAACGACGGAATTCGAAAGCTTCTGCAGGACAACCCGGCAAAGCCGTATTGGAGCAGGATCGTATCGGTTGACAACAACCTGCGCCGCGTTAGCCTCGTTTTGTGGGACTGCAGCGCATGTGAGATTCAGCTTACGGGACGCGTCGCACTGCTTGTCCCAAACCACCGGAAATGGTGGTGGCCGCCAGTTTGCGGCGCTGTTTTCCTGTACTGAAAAAGGACACCAATGAAAACGGCACTTGAAGCACTCATGTTCGTCGTTGCTGTAATGGCTCCAGTGGCAATCATGGGATTTGCAGCATGGCTAATATACGAACAGCGAAACGGGTGGGGGTGGTATCTGTTCGTCGCATTCTTGCTCGTTGGCTCCATGAAGATGAATTTTCAAGGGTTCAAATGATTATGCCAATGACCACCGCCCCCGAATACCTCCGCCGCGCCGCCGAAATCATGGAGGAGCGCGGGAAGCAATATGACAGCCCACAAGGCGAGCGCAGCATGGGCCGCTGCGTGGCCGCGTTCAATGCGCTGACGGGGGGAGACTTGACAGCGGCGGAGGGCTGGCTGCTGCTGCTGCTGCAGCTTCTCAAGGACGCCCGGCAGTGGTCCGGGTCTGGCTTCCACAGGGACAGCGCAGAGGACTGCATCGCGTATGCGGCGCTGAAGGCGGAAGCACTGGAACGGGACGGCAAATGACCTCCGTATCACTGTTCCTCTCAACGTTCGCGCTGGTCTTCTTCCTCGGCCTGCAGTCCCTTGTGGTCAACGCCGGCCACCGCGGGCTGGCGTTCGCCAACAGCTTCGCTATCGGGACGGCGAACCTCGTGCTGTTCAAACTTGCGCCGGACGCCGCTGGGCTCGATATCGCCGCTTACCTCAGCGGCGGGCCTTGCGGGATTGTCGCAGCGATGGAAGTGTTCCGGCGGTGGCGGGGCAGGGCATGATCCACTATCACGGAATTCCCATCACGCCCAACTCAGCGGCCATTGCAGCGGTCAACGGCGGCCATGCTTTCGTGTCGTTTGCGCGCCCGGATCAACTCGGCATTGTTCTGGACGTTTGCCAGTCATTCGCCATTGACAACGGCGCATTCAGCGCGTGGAAAAGCGGCAAGCCTGTAACCGACTGGGGCCGATACTATGAATGGGTCGCTGAACTGCATCGCTACCCGAGTTTTGACTTTGCGGTGATCCCAGATGTTATCGACGGAGACGAAGACCAAAACGATGCTCTTGTTGAGGAATGGCCATGGCGCGGGAAAAGCATCGCAGTTGGCGCTCCAGTCTGGCACATGCACGAGTCTATTGACAGGCTGCAGCGCCTTGCGAACGATTGGCCCAGGATCTGTCTCGGCAGCAGCGGAGACTATTCCCGCGTCGGCGACAGCAAATGGTGGCGCAGGATGAATGAAGCAATGCACGCGGTTTGCGACCGCAACGGCAACCCGGTTTGCAAACTCCACGGCCTGCGCATGCTGAGCCAAGACGTGTTCACCCAACTCCCTCTTGCCAGTGCCGACAGCACAAACATTGCGCGAAATGTCGGCATCGACTCCCGCTGGACCGGAGCGTACACGCCAGCCAGCAAGGACAGCAGAGCGGCGGTCATGCGCGGTCGGATCGAGGCGTACCAGTCTCCAACATTCTGGGTCGCCGATTTCCATACGGCAACCACAGTGCAGCGCAGCCTGTTTGACGTGGTTTGACCAAGGATCGAGACATGACCGCCATCTTCGAACTGCACCTGCCCTCCGAGACGCTGGCCGCCGACGAACTGTACGACATCACCGGCGCGCGTACCAACGACGGACAACGCATGTGGCTCGACGCGAACCGCTGGAAGTACCACACCAACCGGGCAGGAAGGCCGATTGTCGGCCGGATGTATGCCCGGCTCAAACTCGCCGGGATCGAGGCGTCAGAGCTCACGCCGCAATCGTGGGCGCCGGATTTCTCGCAGATCGGATAGCACGCCAACAACCAGAAAAGGAAGGCGATGAATCAGTACATGGAAGAAGCACTGCAGGAGGCCGCGCAGTGCTGGTGCGACGATGAAACAAGCGGCAAGCAGATGGATGCTGCGCTCGCCATGGCTTTCGCGAAGCGGCTGGCCGTCTGGATGGAAACCGCCGCGATGATGTCGCGCAACGCGGACTTCTTCCGTGGGTTGCTGGACCAATGCGCCGCGCACCTTGGTCACGAAGCGTACACCGCAGACGACGGGACTGTGCTGGAAGAACCTGTACGGTTGAAGATACCGGAACTGGTAGCTGAACGATGCGCACCGGGCTTCTCGCAGATCGGCTAAAGTGCACCGCATGACCCGCCAGAAGACGACAGCCCGCGACCTGCCGCCCAGGATGCTGCGCCGCGTGCGGACGCTGGCCAGCGGCAAGAAGGGGGGTGTCGTACTACTACAACGGCCGGGACGAGGCAGGGCGGCGCAAGGAAAGCCCTCTTGGCGGCGACCTGAACGAGGCGAAACGGAAGTGGGCCGAGCTGGAGTGCAGGCCAGCGCCGGTTGAGACGGGCATCACGCGCGTCGTCTTCGACCGCTACGCGCGCGGTGCCATCCCCGGCGAAGCTCCGAAGACGAAATGCGCGAACGGCAGACAACTGTTGCTGCCCTGTACGTTGAGACCAACGGGTCGTATTTCGGCCTACCCGGCGTCGAGCCGTGGGATGAGAACAGGGACGCCAGGCTTTACGCCGGCCCGGCTCCGGTCGTGGCGCACCCGCCTTGTCAGAGATGGGGCAGCTTCTGGCACGGGAGCACAAGGAAACCACACCAGTTCCAACTCGGGGATGATGGGGGTTGCTTCGCCGCAGCCCTTGGCGCCGTGAAGCGCTTTGGCGGGGTCTTGGGGCACCCTGCTCACACCCGCGCTTTCGAGGCGTTCGGGCTGCTTCGGCCAAAAATGGGGGC